CATCCTGATGGACGACGCCACCTATTTCCGTGACGCCTCGACCAACGTGTCGTATGGCATCAAACTGATCAATAACCAGCAATACAACAGTATTGCAGTTAAGACGGTAACGTCCACGTATCCGCAGTTGATGTGGGTCAATATGACCTACCCGGACGTAGAGATCTATATCTATCCGGTGCCGACCAAGGTGCTGGAGTTCCATTTCGTGTCGGTGCGCCCGTTGGCTACTCCTGCCGCGCTAGACACTAACCTCGCGTTCCCGCCGGGATACTTGCGGGCTTTCCGATTTAACTTGGCCTGTGAACTTGCGGCAGAGTTCGGTGTCGAACCTTCTCCGCAGGTGCAGCGCATTGCTATGACTAGCAAGCGCGATCTGAAGCGCATCAATAACCCGGATGACCTGATGGCAATGCCTGCGGCGCTGCTCGTCAACCGACCGCGCTTTAACATCTTTACGGGCAACTTCTAATGAAGACGCCGATCCTCGGGTCGTCGTATGTAATCCGGTCGGTCAATGCTGCCGACAACCGGATGGTCAATCTTTACCCAGAGGTGATTCCCGAGGGTGGCAAGGAGCCTGCCTATCTGCAACGCTGCCCCGGCTTGTCTCTTAAGACAACTGTTGGGTCTGGTCCTATTCGTGGCTTGTGGTCGCTTGGTAATTACCTGTACGTCGTTTCAGGTAACGAGTTTTACAAACTTGACGCTAATTACGACTTTTTAGGCAACGATGAACTGTTGTTAGAAGGTGGCGGCTTTATTCTGTTAGAGAATGGCAATCCCATTTCTTTAGAAGGCGGTTCTGTTTACCTTGGCTTGGTGTCCGGTACTGGGCCTGTGTCAATGGCTGACAACGGCACGCAAATTTTTATTGCTGCAAATCCTGACGGATACATATACAACACAGCAACAAATGAATACCAACAGATTACCGACCCGGACTTTCCGGGAGCAGTAACGGTTGGCTACCTTGACGGTTATTTCGTATTCAATGAGCCGAACTCGCAACGCGTCTGGGTCACAGGCCTGTTAGATGGCTTGTCGATTGACCCCTTGGATTTTGCAAGCGCTGAGGGTTCACCAGACGGGCTAGTATCCCTGATCATTGACCATCGAGAGGCGTGGCTGTTTGGCACGAACTCCGTGGAGGTCTGGTACAACTCCGGCGATGCCGATTTTCCGCTCACCCGTATCCAAGGCGCCTTTAACGAGATCGGCTGTATTGCGCCGTACTCGGTAGCCAAGATGGACAACTCCGTCTTCTGGCTTGGCGCAGACCCGCGGGGTCAGGGCGTTGTATACCGAGCCAACGGTTATACCGGCGTTCGCATCTCAACCCACGCGGTTGAGTTTGCCATTCAAAGTTACGGAAACCTTGCCGACGCGGTTGGCTACACGTATCAGCAGGACGGTCACACGTTCTACGTTCTGAACTTTACCAACGCTGACACGACGTGGGTGTTTGACGCGGCTACGGGGGCGTGGCACGAACGCGCTGGATTCCGCAACGGCGACTTTAAGCGTCACCGTGGCAACTCCCATGCTCGTTTCAACGGTGATCCAATCATCGGTGATTACCAAAACGGTCGCTTGTATGCGTTTGATTTAGACGTGTACTCCGACGCTGGCGCTACGCAGAAGTGGCTACGGTCTTGGCGTGCGTTGCCGACTGGCGGTAATGACCTAAAGCGCACCGCCCACCACTCGCTACAGATCGACTGCGAGACAGGCGTTGGCTTGCCGGGGTATGCCTTAACTGATACGCAATATCTTGGCAGCGAGTTGTTGCAGATTCTCCAGACCGAAAGCGGCGAAGACATCATTTTGGATGTAAATTACACCGTTGGCGCTAACCCGCAGTTGATGCTGCGCTGGTCTGATGACGGCGGTCATACGTGGAATGGCGAGCGTCAAGTGTCTATGGGACGCGTGGGTCAATACGGCACTCGCGCTATCTTCCGTCGCCTTGGCATGACCTTGAAGTTGCGTGACCGCGTGTATGAGATCAGCGGCACCGATCCGGTTAAGGTCGCCATTATGGGCGCCGAACTGCAACTAAGCGGCACTGCGTCGTGACCGTAAACATCACGCAAATCCCTGCCCCGCGTGTGCCGTTTATCGACGAGCGCACCGGGCTAATTTCGCGTGAGTGGTTTCGGTTTTTAAACAACCAGTACCAGTTGACGGGTGGCGGCACTACGCAGACCACCATCTCTGACCTTGAGTTGTCGCCTTCGTTGGCGGCTAACACCGAAGACGAGTTGGCAGTAGTTAAGGGGCAACTAGACGATCTGCAAAAAGGGCCGCCTCGGTTTGAGCCGGGTCTTATTAACTACGGTTCGTTTTTTTCAACGCAGACTCAAGCGGCAACGGTCATCAACACGGCCTACGCCATCACGTACAACAATGCTGATCCGGCGTATGGCGTTTACCGTGACCCAGCCGATAGCAGCAAAATTAAAGTTACTCGACCCGCTATCTACAATGTCCAGTTTTCTATTCAGGTAGACAAGACTTCGGGCGGTACTGGGCAGTTGTACATTTGGCCTGCTATCAACGGAACCGCTGTACCTAACTCGGCCTCGTTGATTCAGATTCAAGGAAACAACTCAGAAATTTTTTCTGCGGCTAACTTTTTCTTGCCGTTGTCAAACGGCGATTACTTTCAGTTGTATTTTTCGGTGAACGACCTCAGCGTGCAGTTGCAGCACTTTGCCGCCTCTGCGCCTGTACCGGCGATTCCATCCATCATTTTGACTGTTATGCAGGTGTACGTATGACCGTTTACCTTTCAGCCTTCGCAGGAGCCGGGGCGCAGTTCTTTACCGATGACGGCTCTGTGCTGTCAGGCGGAAAGATCTACACTTACGACGCCGGAACAACGACTCCGCGAAACACTTACACAGCGATTGGAGGAACAACGGCTAACTCCAACCCCATCATTCTTGACTCTGGCGGACGGCTGCCAGAAGACATGTGGTTAAGCGAGGGCGTTAAATATCGCTTTGTTTTGACGGACTCTAATGACGTTCAAATTGGCGAGTACGACGACATCGTTGGCATCAACGACATCTCTACGGAGACTGTCGCGTGGTCCACGATTACCGGCACGCCGACGACGGTCGCCGGATATGGCATTACCGACGGCCTGACGACGACGGCTGCGGCAGCGACCTATGCGCCGATTGCCTCGCCCACGTTTACGGGCACGCCGCTGATCCCGGACAACGATACGGTTAGCGCGAACTACGCTGTGGGCTATCGAGAAGCCCCGCCGGTTTCTAAGACCGCTAACTACCAGTTAGTGCTGGCGGATCGCGGTAAGTCGATTCTGATGAACGGCGCCAGCCTGACGCTGACTATTCCGGCTAACGGCAACGTCGCGTTCCCCGTAGGCACGGTCATCATTGTGGTCAACCTCAATTCGTCGGCGTTATCTATTTCCATTACGACCGACACGCTGACCTTGGCGAACAGCACCACGACTGGCACGCGCACCTTGGCGCAGAACGGTCTGGCTACCTGCGTCAAGATTGGCAGCACCTCTTGGCTGATCAGCGGAGCGGGATTGACCTAATGAGTGGCGCTACCTTAGCAGCGGCGATTGCAGGCACGACGGGGGGGGCCGGTGCTGGTGTATTCGACGCATCGTCTGGGTCGGGCAGCGTCACGATTCCTGCCAGTGCGACGGGCGTCACCATTGAGGTGTGGGGCGCAGGCGGTGGCGGCGGCTACGGCACTGTCACCCAGATATTCGGTGAGTTTTTGTACGAACCGCAAGAGAACCCCGGTGGCGGTGGTGGTGGAGGTGCTTACTCCAAGACCGTGCTTGTGCTAACTGCCCCAGACGCCGGTAAAACGATTCTGTACACTGTCGGTGAGGCTGGTCGAGGCGGCACTGTAGGCGACGCTGTAGGCGGTGCAGGCGGTCAGTCTGTGGCCTATGCCGGAACCTATGCCCTGCCTGAAATGATCTGTACGGGCGGCTTCGGCGGTTTTGGCGGCATTGGCATCTACGGCAGCCAGCAGGGCGCTGGCGGAACGGCGTCAGGCGGCAATACGACCAACACCAACGGTAACGGTGGTGCAGCCTTCACGCAGCCGGGTGCTACGCCGATTGCCGGTGTGGGCAGCCTTGTCGGTGGCGCTGGCGGTGACGGTGGCGATCCGGTAGAGGGCGGCGATCCGGGCAAGGCTGGCGTCAATGGCCGCGTCCGAATGGTATTTACCTTTTAGGTGACACATGGCAGTTAACGTAAAAGTCCTGATCCCGGCCAAGATTGCCGAGAACACGCAGACAACCCAATACACGGCTACGAACGTATCGGCCATCATCGACAAGTTCACGGCGACAAACTACAGCGCGTCGGCGGCTACGATCTCGATTAACCTTGTGACGCAGTTTGACTCGTCGGGCAATCAGAACTTGATCATTAAGGCCAAGACGTTACTGCCCTCGGAGACGTATACGTTCCCTGAGTTGGTCGGCCATGTGCTGCAACCGGGCGGGTTTATCTCCACGATTGCCGGCACTGCCTCGGCCATCAACATCCGATCCTCTGGTCGGGAAGTGTCGTGACCGGCCTAGCCGACAATCGAGAACTAGCCTTGCAAGTCC